AAAGACTTTAGATGAGTTTAGTAGTTTAAGTAATTACATCAATTATTTGAAAGATGAACATGATATTAGAATTGGGAATAATGTTACTGAGATATACGAATTTTATGCAAAATTATTTGATAATGAATGGCCATTAAAAGACGGTTTTTATGATTTTGTTCAAGATTATAAGAAAGAGATTGAAGAGGAAATTCATAAAAGAGCAAAATATTTGTCTTCATTATTAGAAGAAGATTACAACAAAAGATTTGAAGATTTATATATAATTCATTCTAAATTTATAGAAGATCATAAATTAGGTTATGAAACAAGCCATTTAACATTTAATTACGATGTTTTTTATAGTCAATCTTCTAGAATTAATGCTTATCAAATTATAAAAACAATAGATAATAACAATCATAATTATTATGGGTATACAGATGAAGAACTGTTTATTATTGTTTGTTCATTATTATATAAAGTTTCAAAATTAAATTAATAAAAATTTATACGAAATTTCTTTAATCGGCCAATAATATATGTGCACGGCCGTGTTGATTATATGTTGAATATAGTTTCATAGATAATTGAATATATGTTGATAGTATATTCAGTGCACGCTAAAAAGAGCCAAAAAAAGAGTAAATTTTCTTAATTTCTACTCCAATGGCCATAATACAAAACGTCTTATTTGTGATATAATTTTTTATGATGGAATACTGGGACTTAATGTCCCTAGAAGTTAAACGACCAAAAAACGGTCGTTTTTCTTTTGCAGAAAGACTTGTAGTAATCCAACTTTTATATTATTTAGGAGTTGATAATTATGGCAAGCCCAGTAAGCCTTTATAATCAGTGGAAGAAAAAAGGTATCTTAGATGAGAAAGTACAGATTGTTTATGAGTTCTATTCTAAAAAGATTACAACAGGAACAATCCAAAGTAATCTAGGCATTAGTCCAAGAACATGGATGAAAATTAAAAAAGAACCAGAATTCAAAGAAGCAATAAAGATGGGTGAAGAGGAACTAAAAGAAAACCTAATCAATGCTATCTATTTTAGAGCTGTAGGTCTTCATCTAGAAGATTCACAAAATCAAGTGGAAGAATCGAAGTCCGGTGTCAAAAAGAAAGTTAATAAAACTAGAAAAGAGGCACTTCCTGATTGGAATGCAGCTAGATATTTATTAATCATTAAATTTGGCAGACAGTATAACGAGAAAAAAGAAGAGCTTGATTTAGTCCGCAAGAGATTAGAACAGGGTAATGAACAATGGCTTTTACTTGAAGATACCAAGAAAAAGAAAGAATAATCGCAAATGGTGGTATAAAAATGAAAATAGTTCTTAAAAAAACAATTGATTTAATAGAATATGAAAATAATCCAAGAAATAACGATGAAGCTGTAAATGCAGTCGCTAATTCTATAAAAGAGTTCGGTTTTAAGGTTCCAATTGTGATAACGAGTGATAATACCATTATTGCTGGACACACTAGATTAAAAGCGTCAAGATTACTAGGATTAGATGAAGTTCCATGCATTATTGCTGATGATCTAACAGAAGAGCAAATAAAAGCTTTTAGATTAGCAGATAATAAGACAGCTGAACTAGCAACTTGGAATTTTGAAGCACTAGAAGAGGAATTAATGAATATTGACCTAGATATGCTTCAGTTTGGATTTGAGGATCTATATGGTGACATTCCAGACAACGCAACCGATGATGATTTTGATGTTTTTGATGAATTACCAGAAGAACCAGAAACATTAAGAGGAGATTTGTATGTATTAGGCAAACATAGAGTTCTTTGTGGCGATTCGACATTGAAAGAGGACGTACATACACTTATGGATGGGGCAGAAGTCGATATGATTTTCACTGATCCACCATATAATGTCGATTATGAGGGAACAGCAGGAAAAATACAAAATGATAAGCAAGAAGATAGCGAATTCTATGACTTTTTGTTTAAAGCTTTTGTTAATATGTTTGAGCATACTAAAAAAGGTGGATCCATTTATGTATGTCATGCCGATACCGAAGGATTAAACTTTAGGAATGCTTATAAGAATGCGGGTTTTAAATTGGCATCTTGTTTAATATGGGTAAAAAATTCTTTAGTTTTAGGAAGACAAGATTACCACTGGAGACATGAGCCCATTTTATACGGTTGGAAAGAAGGAGCTGCACATTTCTTTATAGATGATAGAACCCAGGACACAATATGGGAATACAATAAACCTCAAAGAAATGAAGAGCATCCAACAATGAAACCACTGGAATTAGTAGGTAAAGCAATCAGCAATTCATCTAAGCCAAACGAGCTAGTTTTAGATTTATTTGGTGGTAGCGGATCAACATTAATTGCAGCTGAGCAATTATCTAGAAAATCATATCTAATGGAACTAGACGAAAAGTATGTAGATGTTATTGTTAAGCGATTTATGAGAAGCGTTGATGAAGACTTAGTTCGCACGTCATATCGTGTGCGTGAAGGCAAAAAGACCTACTTAAAAGACATAAAAGCATTTAATATTGAGAATAAGTTACTATAGTGAAAAAATGACTTGCTATAAGAGAAAAGTTATTTTAATATGCTACATGACGAAAGGGAGGTAGTTTAAAATGACAAAAGTAAATTTCTTTAGAAAAGCACACAAAGATGATTTAATTCCAAAAGACACAGTTGTAATTGAAAGAGTGGTAACACTTGAAATTAGTGAGTTTAGAAAGTTTGAAGATAGACTTCTAGACAACTATGAATTCATTTCAGTTAACAAAGAATTAATGTATGTTGATGAAGATGGAGTATGGCACGCAATTTTAGTAACTGCAAAAGAAGTTGACTATGGAATCGTAGTCCAATCTGAAGGATATGATTATGCAAGATATGCTGCATTTATCTCTAAGGAAGGATTAGAGGTGTAGTGGAATGAAAAAAGAATTAACATTAAAACAATGGATTGAACTCTTTAATAACGGAGAGTTCGATGGTGATTCAGTTCAAACTCAAATACAAGCTGGATGGTATGATTGGTTTTGTAGAGATACAAGCCTGAAAAACAAAACTAAAAGAATGGGTCAAATAATAAAGCAATTTAAAGAAACTAGTAAGGTTGATTTAGATAACACTTATGTTTGGTTTAAAAACAATTGTCCTTTAAATGGTCCACTATTTGATGATTTTAGAATTGCAGATATTAAAGATAACTCAGTTATTTATACAGTTCCAATTGACTCTCCATGGGAAGATGCAAGATTTGTTGTTTACGGCAAAGAGGACTTCTTTGATAAACCGTTATTTAAAACCAACAAACAAAGAGAACTAGTTAAATGGTTTAATGGCGAAATAGAATGAGCTACATAAAGTTTAATAATCATCCAAAAGGACTAAATACCAGCGACTGTGTTGTAAGAGCAATATCTAAAGCATTTGATAATGATTATCTAGAAACAAGAAGAGAATTAAATCGTGTAAAAAGAGAACTGGGTTTTAAAAGCTATAAAGATACTAAATTTCTTTATAAACATTTAGAAGCCTATGAAAGAATTATATTAAAAGCAGTAAGAGGGGAACCAAGAATAAAAGGTTATGACTTTACAGAAATGTATCCTAAAGGAACTTACATATTGAAAATGGCTGGACATATTTCAGTTATGATTGATGGAGTTATTTATGATACTTGGGATTGTAGGTATAGAACCGTCTACACTGCTTGGAAAGTGAATTAAAGGCTAATCAAAAGGCCTTTTTCTTTTTCTGATTTGGCGTCACGTTCGCTCGTGTCGCCTTTTTATTAGTTAATGGAATAAACAATCGATGATGAATAAAAAGCAAAGAAATGGGGAAACTTATGAAGAAAGTATATACGAGTGAATCTGTGTTTGATGGACATCCAGATAAGGTGTGCGACAGGATCAGTGATGAAATCTTAGATGCAATTCTAAAAGAAGATATTAATGGTCGAGTAGCAGTTGAAACCGCAATTAAAAATAACAATGTTTATATTTTAGGTGAAGTTACAACGACAGCTGAAGTAGATTATAGTATGATTGCAAGAAAGACCTTATTATCTTTAGGATATTTGAATAAATATGAGATAATTGAAAATATCTCAAAACAAAGTCCTGATATTGCACTTGGTGTTGATGAAAGAGCAAACAAGAAGCAAGGAGCAGGAGATCAAGGCATGATGTTTGGTTATGCAACCAATGAAACTCAAGAATTGATACCAGCACCACTAGCTTTAGCTCATAAAATAGCTAAAAGATATAAATTGTTAAGAGAAAACAAATATCTCGGATTATTTGCACCAGACGGCAAGTGTCAGGTATCTTATTTGTATGAAAATGAGAAACCAGTAGAAATTCAAACAATAATTGTCTCAGCTCAAACAAAAAGAGCTGTAAACCCACAACAATTAGAAGAAATCATAAAATATGAATTATTAGAACCAATTATTGGTAATATTGAAGATATTAATATTTTAATCAATCCAACTGGTGAATTTATAATCGGTGGACCAGAAGCCGATGCAGGTTTAACTGGAAGGAAGATAATCGTTGATACTTATGGGGGATTCTCACATCATGGTGGTGGAGCTTTTAGTGGTAAGGATACTTCAAAAGTTGACAGAAGTGCCGCATATTATGCAAGATATGTAGCAAAATCGTTTGTTAAAGCAGGTCTTTGCGAAAAGTGTGAGATTGGAGTTGCTTATTCAATTGGAGTAGCTGAACCAGTCTCAGTTTATATAGACACTTTTGGTACAGGGGTTATTTCTGATCATGAACTATCTTATTTATTGAAATGGCACTTTAATTTTAGTCCTCAAAATATTATTGAAGAGTTAGAATTAAATAAAGTTAAGTTTTCTAATTTATCAGCCTTTGGCCACGTGGGAAGAGACGACTTAAATGTCAAATGGGAAAAGGTAGATAAGAAAGCTCAAGAGTTAAGGAGTTCATATGAGAAAACCAAGAGAACTCCATAATTTCTATAAATCCCAACAGTGGATGATAGCAAGAACTGTTAAGATTCAAAATGTTAATGGTAAATGTGAAAGGTGTGGAAACACCGGTGATGAAGTTCATCACAAGATTCCTTTAACAATTGAGAATGTTAAAGATGCATTAATAAGTTTAAATCAAGATAACTTAGAATTGCTTTGTAAAGAATGCCATAACAAAGAACACAATAGGTTTCAAAAAAAGCATAATCCATTCGATAAAGATGGAAATTTCATCGGCTAATTGGTATAATTGTTTATAACAAGAAAGATTAAAATTTGAGGTGAATGCTGATGAAAGAATTTATATATGATTACTCGTACAAAAGAAGTTTTTTATGTAATTTAAAAATTAAGAATAAATACTTTCATTTTGTGTTTCAAAAAATATTTATGGATTGGATGGAGAATTTGTTAAGCAAAATTAAAAAAGAATGGATACAAACCGTTATTTTTGTAATATATTTAATGTTAGCTCTTGCTGCAATGTCGGCTATTTCTATTTTAATAGTTGGTCCTAAGTGGGGCTCGCTAGGACAATTATTGCTTACTTTCTTATTGATGATTTTATATTTCACTTCTAGCAAGAGGGCAGATCGAGAATATTCACATTTTGAAGATTTATATATTGATGAGATTGAGATTTATGTTGAATTAATCTATAGTGACGGTCAAAGTGAAAAAAAATTACACTTTGATGAAAAATACAAAATAATAAAAGAATATTGTCAAAATAAGAATAAAAATATAAATGTTATAGTTAGTAATTTGTTTATAGTACATGAAAATCAATGCAGCTCGTACTTAACATCTTTTATCAAATCATTAAAAGACGATAGAGAAAATAATAAGCATCAAGAAAGTCATGATCCCGTTTGATGAAGACTGGACTTTATAGTCTAATATTGAGTTATTTTGATATGATGGTATAATTATTTTATGAAAGGTGTGATGTGCTAGTGTTAGAAAAAAAGACAGTTTTTATTAAAGATATTGATCCCTCTTCAATAAAAATGTTTGAGATGTTTGGATGGGTTTTAGTAGACCAAGATAAAAGAAAATTAGAATTTGAACGAAAAACAAATATAGAAAATTATAATCAACTAAAAACTCTAGGTGATGAATATTACTTTGGCAAGAAAAAAATGTAATAGCTATATGGATTATAGGATCAATTCTCGCATTGGCATTCATGGGTATTGGTAACCCTTCTGGTGTTTCTGATGAAGGTTTTGCTTATATAATCGGCTATTATTTTATTGGACCAGCCTTAATAGGGTTCATACCTTATATAATAATAAAAAACAAAGATAAAAAAAGATTTGAAAAAAACAATAGCATATTAGAAGATATTAACAAATTAAAAGAAAACACAGAAGCGTTAGAATAAGTGTTTAAAAAAGTTATTCCCCCCACAAGAGCAAAAAAATGAGCCCTAGGGGTACCGCATGGGGGGCATTTAAAAAACACAAGGCACTATTTTTGAAAATCTTGAAAAAGATTTCAGGGTTTTGAATATCGAAGTCACATTTAGTTGTGGCTTTTTATTTTATAAAATAATAATTTAGAAAGGACGGTAGTTATGGGAAAGATGAATGAAATATCTATGGAGTATGAAAGACTAAAAAGTTTATTTAAATCCGTTGACCAGACAAAAGCTGAGCTGGTAGATAATTTATTAAATGAAGCAGCCTTCATGAAAGTACAACTTTCTAATTTAAGAAAACAAATAGAAACTTATGGTGCAATACAAATATCAAATAAAGGAGCTCAAAGACAAACTGAAGCAGCAAAATTTTATACTAAATTAGTAAATAGTTACAGTGCAATTATTAAATCATTAAATACTATCATTGGTAAAAATTTAATTGATGAAGATGATGAGTTCGATGAGTTCATGAAAAGGTTAGAAACTTGAGTTGTTTAGTTGAGTACTATGAGAAAGTAAAAGCTGGTGAAATAATAGTAGGACAAGAACTATTTGTTGTATTAGAAAAACTAATAAAAGATATGAATAATCCAAGATATGTTTTTGATCCAAAGCCAGGACATATCAGAATTGATTTCATTGAAACTTTTTGTAAACATACTAAAAGCCCATTTAATGGATTGCCTTTCATTTTAGAGTTATGGGAAAAAGCAGTCCTTGAAGCAGCATATGGATTTAAAATGAAAAAAACAGGGCTACGTAGATTTAATGAAGTAGTTTTACTCGTTGCTAGAAAAAACGGTAAGACAACATTTATTGCTGCTATAGACTTAGCTGAGTTTTTCTTATCAAAAGGTGGGGTTGATATAGTTTGTGCATCAAATACAACAGAACAAGCAAACATTCTATTTGAAGAGATAAACAACATGCGAGAGCAATCAAAAGCACTCTCAAACAAAAAAAGAAGCACAAAGAATATCTTTCAAATTTACTCACCAATGACAAAGAACAAGATAAAGAAATTATCAGCTCAATCAAGAAATAAAGATGGTTACAACATAGAAGTTGGCTGTATTGATGAAGTTCATGAAATGACCGATTCAAAGGTCTATGATGCGATTAAACAAAGTCAATCCACTAAAGAAGAACCACTAATTTTTATTATAACAACCGAAGGAACTACTGTAGGCGGGTTCTTAGATAGCAAGCTTGATTATGTTAGGAGGCTCATTAAAGGTGAATTAGATGATGAAAAAATACTACCATGGTTATATACACAAGATTCAATTGATGAAATTTATCAAGATCCAAAATCATGGCAAAAGTCTAATCCAAGTTTAGGAGTAGTAAAGACGCATGCTTATCTTGAGGATATAATGAACAAGTCAAGGCACGACCTTGGAACAAGAGTAACCATGTTATGTAAGGATTTTAATATTAAGCAATTAGATCAAGGCTCATGGTTGACCTTTGATGACTTAAATAATGAGGGAACCTACAATATTGAAGAGTTGAGAAATAGCTATGCCATTGGAGGCGTTGATTTATCAAGTACGACTGATTTAACTGCAGCAGTGTTGTTATTAATTAAAAATGATAAAAAGTATATTATTCCTCACTTTTTTATGCCAAGTGAAGTAATTGACCGGAGAAAAGAGGAAGATAACGCACCTTATGATATATGGGTAAAAAAAGGGCTAATTACTGTCACTGATGGTAGTCAGAATGATTTTTCATTGGTAACAAAATGGTTTTTAACAATGATAAGAACATATGGAATAAGGCCTTTATGGGTAGGATATGATCCATGGAATAGTCAATATTGGACTAAAGAAATGGAAGAGGTAGGATTTAACATGGAAAAGATAAGGCAAGGAATATACACCTTATCAGAACCAATGAAACAACTTGAAGCTGACTTAAAAAATAATAAGGTTATTTATAACAATAATCCTATTCTTAAATGGTGCTTATCAAATACTCAAGCGAAAGTTGATGTTAATGGAAACATCCAGCCTTCAAAGCTTAATTCAAGATATAAACGCATTGATGGAGCGGTTGCATTAATTATTGCTTATGCAGTATTAAATAGGTATAAATTAGACTTTGAGAATATGATATAATCTAATTGAATTGGAAGTGATTAAATTATGAAAACTGAAAAAAGAAAATTAGAAAAAGTTTCAAAAAAAGTTAACTATGAAGCAATGTATGATTTATTCAGTGAAGTAACCGAAAATGTAAACAGTCTTATATCGGAGTCTAAACTACTATTAGATAACGGCTTTTTTGCTAGATCTTACACATTAAGTATGACAGCATTAGAAGAGTTAGGAAAAAGAACGCTAGTGGCTGATTATATTAACGATTTAGTATCAGAACAAGAATTTAAAACTGGTTTTAATTCACATGAATTCAAATTAGCCTATTTAAGGAATAATATCAAAATATTAGAAGATGAAAAAGGTAAAGTTATGTGGGAAATTGTTTACGATACCAAAGGCCATAAAAAATATATTAATGAGAGACATAATTCTTTGTATGTTAATTATCGTGATAATAAAACAATTAATCCTTTAAAACATATAACAAAAGAAGATGCAGTTTATTTAAATACATATCTTATTAATATGGTGAAAAAAATTAACTTTGCTGAAGAATTGAATGGTAGAATAGGCTCAAAAGCTATTTTCAAGTAGACAATAAGGAGGTCAGTATGGCCATATTCAAAAGACGAAAAAAACAAGGCTCTTCGGAGCCTTTTAAATTGATAAGCGAGATTAACGTCCCACAGGTATCGTTTGGAACGAACATATCAAAATCAGATGTTGTAAAAATCGCAATTGATAGAATCGCAAGTCAATGTGCAAAATTAAAACCAAGATATATAAAGATTGAGAATAATAAGACAGTTACTGAACAAAAAGGTAATCTGTCTTTTATTTTAAAGCACAAGCCTAACGAGGTAATGACTCCCTATCAATTCATTTATAAAGTTATTACGACTTTGTTTATTGAAGATAATGCTTTTATATATCCGATGTTCGACCATTTTGGAGAACTTAAAGGAATATATCCACTTAAACCAATAGTAGTTGAACCTGTTGTTGATAGTGCAGATAATTATTACTTAAGGTTTCAATTTGAAAGCCAAGAGTCATTTACACTTCCTTATGAGAATATAATTCACTTGAAGAGGTTTTATCACAATAACGACATATTTGGCGGAAGCGGTCATCGAGGTGATCAAGAAGCATTGCTTAAGTCAATAAATATAAATGAAAATGTACTTCAGGGCTTAGACAACGCAATTAAGAGTTCTTTTCAGATTAAAGGATTGCTTAAAATGAATGCAATGTTGAGTGATGAAGACAAGAATAAACAGTTAGATTCCTTTAATAAAGTGTTAAAAGAAGCAATAAAAAATCAAGGAAGTTCAATAGTACCTGTTGATATAAAAAGTGAGTACATGCCACTTAATGTAGATCCAAAGTTAATAGATAAAGAAACACTAGAATTTTTAAATGATAAGATATTAAATTACTTCGGAGTGTCATCTGAAATATTTAATTCAAATTATAGTGAAGATGAGTTCAATTCATTTTATGAGCAAACAATAGAGCCTTTAGCCATTCAAATGTCTGAGGCTTTTTCTTTAGGGTTATTAACTGAAAATGAAATTAAAAACGGTGAAGAGATAGTCTTTTATAGTGAAAGACTACAATATGCATCATGGAATACCAAGGTAACAGCAATTGAAAAGTTGATGGGACTTGGAATCATGAGTTTAAATGAGTCACGAGCTTTACTAGGTTTAGAACCAGTAGAGAATGGAGATAAAAGATTACAATCACTGAATTATGTAGATGCAACAAAAGCCAATCTATATCAAGTTGGTGAGGAAAGCGAGGAAAAAGGTAATGAAGATAACAATTAATGGCAAGGTAACGATTGATGCAATAAACTCAATCTTAGAAGAACAAAAGGATAAGACTAGGTTAATCGATGAGTATTGTAAGAAACAAAAAATTGAAACTTTGTACTACAAAGATGCGGAGCTAGAGTATGAATACACTAGAGTTCCAAATCAAAAACCAACATCTAAAAAAGAGGTGGAAACACGATGAACAAAAGAGAAACAAGACTAGCAGAAGTTGAACTAATAGAAGAAAACGAAAAGATGATTCTAGAAGGTTATGCAATTGTTTATAATGAAGAAACTTTAATCGGATCAGAAGAATATGGATTTATTGAAAGTATAA